CCCATCAATCAGCCACTCAAACACCTGCTCACGGCTTAGGTCCGTAGCCTTGCAGATGGCGTTAATGGCGCGGCTCAGAAGAATCTTCTGAAACTCAAACGCCAGCTTCTTATTCTTATTGGGTAGTTTCATTGGTAACAGGCTTAGCGAGAATCTCCACAGACCCAGCCTTCAGCTTAGCCCTAGCCTCCTCAATAGCCTTCATCGCATCCTCCAGACTTGGGGCTTGGGCCTTATGCTCCACCACCACCTTGTTCTCCCCCATAGCTGACAAGAACTTGTCATTGGCAATGCCCCAAGGAAGCGTCAGGTCCCGGATGTTAGTCCTAGCAAGCTGCTCAGGGTCCTCCGCCAACATCCTCATCTTCTCCTTCTGAAGCAGCCTAAGCCCCTCCGCTATGTCCAGAGCATCCTCCGCCAACATAGCCCTACGCTCATCCAAAGCCGCCCTATGCCGCGTCTTCAACCGGCATATCGTCTCCCACTTCATCCCAGTCTTAGCCCTAATCGTGTTAATGGACTCCCCCTCAGCCAGAAGCTCCAAAGCCTGCGTAGCCAACACAGGGTCCCTCCGCTCAATGTAGTTGCCCACATTGTTAGCCTGCGCCGCCACACTCAGGGCCAAGTCACTCACCTTCTTCTTCTTGGGCATGGCCTATAACACCAGACACAGACAAACTAATCAAGAACATTCTTCAATCTTATAAGCTTCCTAACCAACATCTTACAACTCCATTAAAGAATCTGTGTAACTTTTCACCTGTTTCTCCCGTCCTCTAACACAGGTTTATGAGACCCCTTTGTAAATTTTTTTAAAGGGGTTGATTGATCAATCCCAATTTACCTGACCCCCCCCACCTGTAACCCCCACCCCCCCTACGTAGTATTACGTACCTGGTATTACGTATACGTAGGAATGCGTAAGTAGTGACCGAGACGAGCGCAAGGGGTGACCGAGGGCACGTGCGCGAGGCGTCACCGCATAAAGGGGTGAATGCATTGCCAAGCCAAGCCAAGCCAAGTGAACTTTAGTTCCCTACCTTAGAACCCTTCTTTGTGTCCTCTTTGGTTCCCTTGGTGGCATGGAGAAAACAAAAGAGAATTCTCTTTTTTATGCTTGCAATGCGCGGAGGCTTGGTGTTCTCTCCTTCCATGCAAGGCGACAACCGCCGAGCGAAACCAAAAAAACAGAATGAAAAACCAAGACGCAAAGGTTACCGAGGAATTCGTCCGTTGGCTTGTGAATCAGCCTTTGAAGGTTCAGAAAAACCACATTGACACCATGTCGACGGAGCAACTGTCCGACTTCTTCCGTATCGGTTGCCGAATCTTCACCTGACAGGCCGAAACACCCTGCGGGGTGTCTGTGCGTCACGCGCACACTGACGAGGCCAGAAGCCACGAACACACACAGACAGACATGGAAACCACACACACAGAGACGCAAGGCGAGTTGAACGTGCCGACGTGGGCGGGGCTTTTGCCCCTTTACCTGATGGCCTACGAAAACGGGGCGCACAAAGGGCGGGCCGCTGCCCTTAGTGAATTGGAGCGCATGGCGAAGCTTGCCGACCTTTACGTTGCGGCGAGAAAGGAAGGTGTGCTTTGAATCGCATCGAAATGGCACGGCATTTCGGGCAAATCATCCGAACGGCGAATGATTTTTGCTTTGAGTATCGGATTTGCTCGGCTGATGGCGCTTCCTTCGTTCTATTGCGCGAACCCAAGCATACGGCGGAAGACGTTGCCCGGGCAAAGGCCTTCCTTTACGCTACGGAAGACGTTTTGAGCATCCGCGTTGAACATACCCCGGAGGAAAACGAATGAAAGCAAACGAAGCTTGGGAAGCGGTCGGCGGCTTGTCCTCGCCTTCAAAGATGCCTTGCTACGGATATTCCATCCCGGCGCGCCGTTGCATTACGGGAAGTAAACTTGCCAAGGTTCCCGGGAGTGTTTGCGCGGGATGCTATGCGCTCAAAGGTCGGTACTTATTCGGAAACGTGCAGAGTGCGCTTGAAAGGCGATTTGCTAGCCTTTCCAACCCTTTATGGGTAGAAGCTATGGTTGCGGCTATTTCGCATTACGAAAAAAGCGGCTTCTTCCGTTGGCATGATTCGGGAGACTTACAAAGCGCCGAACACCTCGGAAAGCTTTGCCAAGTTGCGGAAAGGCTTCCGCAAATTAGGTTTTGGCTCCCGACAAGGGAAATTGCCTTTGTTCGCGAATACTTGGAAAGCGGCGGGAAGATTCCCGAAAACCTTACCGTGCGGCTTTCCGCCTTTATGGTTGGGGAAAAGGCTCAGGAATCAGTTGCGCGGCGGCTTGGCATCACGGTTTCGGAAGTAGCAACAGCGGAAGCTTCCTGCCCATCTTCTAAGCAAGGCGGGAAGTGCCTTGACTGTCGCGCTTGTTGGAATCGCGAACAATTTGTCGTTTCCTATTTGAAACACTGAAAAAATGAAAAAAGGCGACTTACTTCAAACGGCGGCTTGGCTATTAGTGGCTTGCGGCGGCTTGGTTGCGGCGGCTTGCCTAGCTTTATTCGGCGGCGGCTGATTCCTTCCCGCTTCCTTCAAAGGCCTTCCTTCACCGGGAAGGCCTTTTTTACGTTTGCTTGCTTAGGCAACGGCGGGAAAACCCTTGTTTCCTTTCGTTTCTAGGCCTTTCAATTGCCTTGCCTATGTCAAGGCCTAGGCTTCGCCTCGTTTCCCGTCTAATGCAAAGGAAAAGGCCTTTGCGAGCCTATGGGGAAACATGGGGAAAATTCCCCAATTCCTGGCCTACGTACCAGTACGTACGTATTCCTACGTATACGTAGTCCTACGTAGTACCCCTATGGGCCTGTACTGGCGCAAATTTCGCGCAGCGTTCGCGCATTGCGCGGAAAAGCGCCTTAAAGGGCAAATCCCCCTTAAAGAGCGAATCCCCTTAAAGGAGAAATCGGCCTTAAAGAGCGAATCCACTGTCATTTGCGAATCCTCTTAAAAATAAATCTGGATTTTCTTTTGTTCTCTGCTACCTTGTTTCCGTCGAAGGTAATAAAGCCTGAGACAAAAAACAGAAAAACAAATGACCACCACCGAGCACAACGTCATCCTCCCGACGTTTCACCTGAATGGTTCCAGCCCTGAGCATCTCGCGGCTGTTTACACGGATGCCCTCAGTTGCGTCGAGACTGCCTTAAACGCGGTTATCGGCGCGGGACCGCATGGCCGCGACTTCTACGTCAACCGTGGAGGTCCGACGCTCTGGGATGCCCAGCAGCAGCATCAGGCCCGCGTTGACGCCATCGACCGCATCCGCCGCGACCTCATCATCCTCCAAGCCCACGCTCTCGACCACTCTCTCTGATCAGTAAACCCATAAACACAAAAACATCATGTCACACGAAATCGAAATCCACGACAAGGTTGTCCTCGGCTCAAATAAACCGGCTTGGCATGGGCTCGGGCAGGTTTTCCCGGGTCTGCTCTCCGCGCTCCGCGTTTACGCTGAAGGCGTAGGGCACCGCGACATCTTGGAGGTTCCGGTGGTCCTTAACGGCCTCACCCTCGAAGGTCAAAAGGGGTTGGTCGGCGTCACGGCCTCAGGGGCTCAGGTGCCGCTCTCCGTCGTCGGCGACAATTACGGGGTGTTCAAGTCCTCGACCATGTACAAGTTGCTGGATGAGGTGTACGAGGGCCGCGCTGTGGTCGAGACCGCTGGCACGCTGCGCAACGGGAAGCGTGAATGGTGCCTAGCGAAGGCTGGGGACTGGGATGTGACCTCAGGCGACAAGGTCTTGTCCTACGATCTGTGGCTCAATCGCCATGATGGTAGCGGGTGCTTTGAGCTTCACCGGACCAATGTAAGGGTGGTCTGCAGCAACACATGGAAACTTGCCGTGGGCTCGGGCCGCGCTCGGGTTTTCGGTGTTCGCCACACGGTGAACATCGAAGCAGGTGTGCGTGAGGCTATCGGTCTTCTTCGGCGCGTCAACGACGCCGAGGCGACGGAGCGGGCGAAGGCACGCACGATGGCTATGACGCCCATGTCCTTCGACGAGGCTTACAAGACATTTGAAAAGGTGCTGGGAATCTCCGATTCCGCGAAAGCTAGCACGCGGGCAAATAACCAGTTGAACGACCTGATGCACCTGTTCAAGTACGGCACCGGCAACGCTGGGCGTTCGTACTGGGATGCCTTCAACGCGGTCACGGAGTTCATCGACCACAGCAGGTCCAACCGGGTGTCGAACGGACGTTCCCAGCAAGAAGTGCGTTTTGAGTCGGTCCTGATGGGCTCGGGCGATTCGATGAAGGCCCGCGCCTTCGACCTGCTCGCGCCGTCCATTTAATCCGTCGGTCCTTTGTTTTGCCCCTACGTCACATGGCGTAGGGGTTTTTTATTGCCCAGAAACGGCCTTTCCGTTCGATTTAAACGCATTCGACGGCCAACCCCATAATCCAGCCATGACCGACACCCTATTGATCGCCGTTTTCAGCGCAATCGTCCAGTTAGAATCCGGTGGGAGGCTAGATGCGCGGAACGGGGATGCCGTGGGTCCTGCGCAGATTAAACCCGCCGTCGTCCGCGACCTCATCCAATGGGGCCATGCGGTCGAACTGCGCGACCGGGAGACCTTGGAAGGCTCATTCCGCATCTTCCGCCTATACACGGACCGCTGGATCGCCTATCGGAGGATTCCCGACACCCCAGAAAACCGAGCGAACATCTGGCGGCATGGCCCGTCCTCGAAATATGTCCTAAAAGGGCTATCGTCCACTTACTCCTTAAAGGTGCTATCGCTCCTTAAAACCAGCCATCATCCTTCGGAACCCGCCTTAAAGAAGGAACCCCGGCGCTCCACACGCCGTCGTTTAGGATCAGCGTCTCAGTCGGGCTTAAACGAAATATCCGAAACGGCGCAGGGTGGACGTATTCAAGGTCTCTGACTGTCAGATAACGCCTTAAAGGGCGAATCCCGCTCTTTTCTGGCGTAGCCTCACAACTTTCTTCAAACATATCCGTCTGTGTTTCAATGTGTTCCATAATGCCTTGAAGAATGTTTGAACTTTTTCTTGATGTCAACCGTCTATGTGGTAGAGTCAGTTCTGTCAGTGAGCGGTCTACTACCCGCGCCGAAGTCTTTCCTGAGTAATCCCGAGAGGCCCAGACGTTTGTAGTAGAACGTGCTGGGCCTTCTCTTTTGGCCCACGTAGGGTTCAGGCCACGTAATGCCATGTTGCACCTGACGCCTTAAACGGCGACACCGTCAGCTTTGCTAGGTTAGGATTCAAAAGTCCACTCCGAAATATGTTGGGAGCTTTGATAGGGGTGGCGTGAGGGCGACCGCACTCAGGCTCAGCGCAATCCGAATCCGCCGAAACCATGAGCTTGCCTTGTGGGAATCAGCAAACGGCAAACAGACGACATGGGTACTCCCATGAAAGCTCCCTGCATCTAGGCTAGCGCAGATGACTTAGTTTCCTGCCGCGATAAGTTTAGCCTTGCAAGTCGGGGCGTTGCCCCTCCAAGAATTTCCTGTTAGTCAATACAAACAAAAAATATGAACCACATAAAATCAAGAATGCTTAGTGATAACAACCTACGGGTTGCATACGGCGCGGCCTCACGGGCCTCGGCCTTCAGGACAGCCGCGCAAGTAGTCAGGGTGAGTGATCCCAGCGTAGCTCAAAAGCTGGAGGACATCATGCGCATCTGGGCTCGGCTCGCGGCTGAAGAGATCAGGGCTAACGTCCGATAAACAAGACGCAAATGAACGAAACGTCCGATATATACGACACCTACTGGTTTGAGTACTACCACGAACGATGCGTCAGCCTAGACTTCCTATTCGATGAAAACTGACACGATAACAATAGACAAAATACTAGCCACGATAGTTGTATTGGGGTCTCTCTTCGTTGGTTACCTGCTGGGAGGTTGCGTAGGCAGGGAAATAGAGAGGGAGAAGATGGTTAAGAAGGAGGCGCAGCCATGAGCGACACTTTTGATTCTATGCCGGGAAGCACAGGAGATGCGCTACTAGCTGCGATCCGAAAACTGGAGCGCGAGAATGCCGCGCTGCTTCTCAAGATTCAAGACTTGGAACTGCAAAACAATGCCATGCGTTCAACGAGTCGAGG